TCACCGTGCCACTCGTCCCAGCGGCGCCGCTGCTGGCTGCTGTGAGCCGCCCGGTGGCGTCCACCGTGAGCGTGGTGTTCGTGTAGCTGCCGGGTGTGACGGCCGTAGGCGCCAGCACCAGCGTGCCGCCTGCTGCCGACATATTGCTGCCGAGCGCGTTAACCGCCGGCCCGTTCCAGGCGACCGTGAGCGTTCCGCTCGTGGTAATCGGCCCGCCGCTGATCCCCGCCCCACTCGTGCCAACGGAGGCAACGCCGCCGCCCGGTGCACCAGGCGGTCCAGCGGGGCCTGGAGCGCCTGCGGCGCCTGGGGGGCCAGCAGCACCCGGTGCACCTGGATCGCCCTTCTCGCCCTTCCCAGCGCTCGCAATGGCCGCGTTGAGAGCTGCCGCCGTAAGCACATCACCGCTTTCCCAGGGGTAGCTCGGAACACCGCTCACAGCACAGCCTCTCCACCCAACGTCCAAGCGCGGTTCAGCCCCTTGCCGACCCACGAGGAAATGTCGCCGCCACCGCGGCCAAGTGCCGATGGCATGCTCAGCAGCCCGATCTGGGAGTTGGCGTTCTGGACCACGTTGACGCTCTCACGCATCGCCGCGACGTGGTCTGGCCTGGCAGGAAGGCCATAGCTCATCTGTGTTCTTACACACAGGCTCCACATCAGCGCCTCGACGTATTCGTCGGGTAAATTCAACGGATCGGTGAGCGTGGTGTAAGTCGGCAGCCCGCCCTTGGTGACGAGGTGCATTTCGTAATGCGCGGCCGATGGAACCGGCCAGAAATACAGCCGCCCCACAGGGAAGCTGCTGTCGTAGAACACCGCAGACGGGATGCTCTTCAGATCCTTGATCGTGATCGTTGCCCAGTCCTCGTGCGCCTCGATGATCGAAAGCGGCAGGTCCACGGCGTTCGGGCCGGCGAACGGCATCAGCCGGCACCAGGCGGCATGCAGCTTGTCCGGACGTGCGGTATCGAAGTCCTGCCCCGGCCCGATGGTGTAGGAGTTGGCGCCGGTAGCAACGCAACTGGTCTCCTGCAGATACCACACGAGCCACCGCTTGCGGCGCCATTGCCCCAACAGCATACGGAGCAGGTCGAGGACGGTATTTGAATCCTCTGCCAATGCAGTCTGGCCGACCCCACAAATTCCCGCAGCGCGCAAAGTAAACGCAATGAGGTCGCCGGTTGTGTCTAGCATGCGATGCCTATAGTTTTGTGGCAGCCTTCAATCCGATGCGCACCACGCGCACAGATCTGCGGGTCAGGGCCGGTTCATGGCGTGCGCAGCCATCGCCGGCCCGTCCCGGCAGAGTTCAGGCCGACAAGATGCTGAACCACAGCCCTGGGCCGGGCGAGACGAACTGCGCCTTGCCAGCCGCCGCCACGCTGATGCCAGTGGACCCGGCCGTGCCGTTGATGGTGTCGCTCGTGCCCACGGCGGCGAATACCTGCGTGGCTGCCGCGCCGCTGTTGATCAGTGTCACCGTCTGCCCGCCTGTAGCGGGCGGCAGGGCCACGCTATCGGCAGCCGTGGCGCAGGTGGCGATGCGGTTGAACGCCGCCCACAGGGGAACCGCGGCGGCCCGCGTGCCCCCCGCTGTTGCCGTGATCCCGTTCTGGAACGACGAGATCGCGGTCGGGTCGAATAACTGCGGGCCTCGATCGTATGCCATGCGCGCCTCCTAATTGGCAACTAATCTGCACGCGAGTTGGGGCCTGAGCGCTGCGGCGCCCCACAGAACGTCAATTCTAATGGGCATTGTATCGTCGCTGATGCTATACTGGCGGACCGCCCGCATGCTGATGCCGTCTTTCACAACCCTGGAAGCCATGTCAACACCTCCGGGCATTATGAGATCAGCTGTTGCGAATGTGAAAGCATCAGGGTGGTATGCGAGTGACAACCCGGTCGCTGTGCTTGCGGTATTAGCGAACGTCAGCGTTGCGGTTGCGTTATTGGCGAGCACGGTGACGTTCTGCTGTGGGCTGGTGGCGACGGCGTTGATCCCCGGCGCGATGGCCATGTTGCCGCCGCCGCCGGTGTAGGCTGCTGTCAGCACGAACTGCTGCAGGATGCCGGTGTTGACCTTGGTTTCGGGATGCACGCGATAGACGCCGGCAATCGTAAATATATCGCCGGCGTTGCCTGCACCTGTTCCGGTAATCACGGCGAGCGTGTTGCCGGTGTTCTGGGTTGTGGTGATGGCTGTTGTGTAGGTCTGGCTCTCCGCGCCGCGCGTCTGAGTGGTAAGGTGCGTGTTCTCGGCCCATTCAAAGCCGGCCGACAGCCCCATGACGCCATCTGTATATTGCGTCCTTATTTCGGTGGTGGACTGAAAAAGGCCCTTAAGCGAGTCGACCATATCGACGTTGTCTTGTGTGTTAATACGCAACAACCACTGTTTTGACTGCGGCGTGAGGTTGTCGAGCAACAGTTTGCGGGCCTGCAGGACGGTCTTGAATGCCTGTGGGCTGCCTGCGGTGCCGACCTGGTTGTAGACCTGTGGCCACATCTGGTTGACGAAGTCGGCTTCCATGCGTGCTGCCAGCACGGCGATCGCCGGCTCGATGTAGCGCGCAGAGAAGTCGTCGATGGACAGCGTCAGCTCGGCGCTGCTGAAGCTGAAGTCGACGTGATATTGATTTGTGATCGGCAGACTGACGTAGGTTTCAACGGTGTTCTGCAGGCTGAGCGCCGGGGTAGTGGATACGGTGTATTGGACCGGGAGGCGGATGCGGAGCGTGCTGCCGATCTTGGCGCCGCTCTGTGCGAAACTGTCATCATACTGGCGGTTAACCGATCCGATTATGTTACATTTCTGATGGAGGATCGCCAATGCCTTGGCGGTTATCATATTTATGGTGAGGAGCGTGTTTGTTGCGGGCATTGTCTGGCCCTTTCGTCACGAGTGCGGGAAAAGGGCTGCTCACCGCTAAGCGGTTCTTGCGGCCTCGATTGCCCGTCGTGACGAAAGGGGGAGACACAGCCACGAGACGGATCGGCACGGCGCAGCGTGTTTAGGGCCTGACGCGACGGCATGGAGGCGTAGCTACAGCGCCATATACCGGGCGCGGCGGTAGGCGCTTACTTCTTGCGCGCTGGCAGCTTCTTGGTGCCGCGCTTGTCGTCGGCTGATGCGAACTCCTTGGCCACGGTCTGTGGCACACCGACCTTCTTAGCGAACGTCGGGTTATGCGCAGCCGCCCGCATCATGTCGGCCTGCGCCTTGGACTTGGATGGCATCAGCGCCGCTGCTGCCTAGCCAAGTTCTGGGCCATGTAGTGGTCGGCCAACTGGTCCGGCGTTGCGGTGTATTCGTTGAAGGCGGGCGACACGCGCCCTGTCACCGGGCGGATCGGTGCCGGTGCTCGCGTTGTGGCTGGCGCGGTGCTGGCGCTGCTCCGCGGAGCCTGCGGTGCGTCATCGAGCGTCGCGGCGTATTTGCCGAGGGCGACGGCGCGGGCGCGTTCGGTGCGGAGGCTGGCAATGCGCTCGACCTCGGACGGATCGGCGGCCAATGCCGCGGCAACCTTCACGCCCTCGCCGCCCGGCATCTCGACGAGGAGTTGCGCGAAGTTCGCGTCCGCACCCATCTTCACCAGATCGTCGCAGCGCTGCCGCCAGTCGTTGAACTGCGCGGCGCCCGCCTGATGGAAAGTTTCCGTCCTGATCTGTGCCTCGACCTCGGTGCGGATTTGTGCGCGCTCACGGTGGTAGCGCTGCTCCGGCGTTTCCTCGGCCTGCGGCACCTGCTGTGCGACGCGGCGGAGGTAGTCCAGTTCGCGGTCACGCTCTGCCTCACGGCGTTCCGCAGCGCTTAGCTTGGCGGTGAGTTCGGCGAAGCGCCGGTCCCCGCGGGATTTGCGCTCCTCCTCCTGCTCCGGTGCGTCGGTCTCCAGCGCCGGCGCCTCAGTCGTGACCTGCGGCTCCGGCTCGGGCGCGGGTTCGCTGCCGGGGACCGGCTGTTCAGTCGTTTCGGACATGGGTTACTCGTTGGTTAGCGTGGCGCGTTGGGCGGCACGTCGTGGGTGTAGGTGGCCGGCTGGTCGTCGCCGGGTGTGGGAATTGCCAGGGAACCGCGTGTTACGGCGTTGCCGAGTTCCAGTTCTATGATGGCGTCGCGCAGGCGCTGGACTTCGGCGCGCAGCCGCTTGATCTCGGCCAGCGCCTCGGCGTGGGACAGGATGGTGTCGTCGGTCATTGATGTTTCCCGCGATCCTTGACGGATCGACAACTCAAGCGCCAGCCGGGTTAGCATGGGGATGATCAACAGCCCGTGCATGCACTGCTCTCCTGGCTAGGCTGGGGATGTCGTCGGTCATTGGGTCTCCCCGCGGGTCAGCGATTTGCAGCGCGTTCGGCACCGTTTATGCTATCCATGCGGAATGAAAGTGCAAGGCATCTACGAGATCAGGAACATCATCTCCGGACGCGTCTATGTCGGCTCGTCCAACGACATTACCTACCGGTTCCGAAAGCACCGGGAGAGGCTGAATGGCGGCTACCATAGTTCACTCCGCTTTCAAGCCTCGTGGGATAAGCATGGGCCGGGGGCATTCACATTCACCATCCTAGAAGTCGTTGAACAGCGCTCTGACCTTCATGTGCGAGAGCAGCACTGGATAGACGCGCTGGACGCAACCAACCCAGACTATGGACTCAACGTGCGCGGGACGGGTCGAAGGCACACTAGGCTTTGTCCATACGCCACAAGCGGTCGAAAAAATCCGGGCTGCTGGCATTGGACGGAAACACACAGCCGAGGCCAAGGCCAAGATGAGCGCAGCACGCAAAGCCGGACCAAAGAGGACACTTTCAGAAGCTCACAGGGCAGCTATCCGCATAGGCTCGAAACGCTGGGCAGGAACACCGGAGAACCGAGCCAAGATTAGCCGGGAGAAGGCAGGCCGCTTTGTCAGCGAGGAGACCAAGAGGCGCCAAAGCATCGCGCTAACCGGCAGGATCGTATCCGATGCCACGAGAGAAAAGCTCAGGCTGGCAAACCTTGGTAAGAAGCACCCGCACCGGGCTGCGGCTGCGGAGACATCACAGATGGCTCTGCCGCTCCATTCCCATTCATAGGCTGCGGAGGCTGCATTTTACCCTGCAAGGCACCCTCAAGCTCGGCGTGGCTGTGAATATGCGGGGTGATGTCGGTCTGCTGCATGTTCTCCCACAACTGCCGCGCAATCATCTGAACCAGCATAGGATCGACGGCCCCGATCGCCTTCAAGCGGTCGCTCTC